CGCCATGACGGCCTGTACATGGAGGCCGAACTGAGCAAAAATGCAACAGGCCGGGAGCTCTACGAGGACATCAAGAATGGATTCTACGACAAGATGAGTTTTGCTTTCAAGGTTAGAGAGGACTCCTATGACCGCGAGACCCGCACGAGAACCATTCTAAAAATAGAGCGGATTTTCGATGTATCTGCAGTCACCTTCCCGGCATATGAACAAACATCAATTAGTGCTCGAAGCTGGGCGGAGGCTCAGCATGAGATAGAAGCGGCGGAGGCCGCGCAAAGAGAAGCGGAGGCTTCACGGGGAGCGGAGGCGAACCAAATCGAGCTTTTGCGATATAAGGCTCAAATAAAATCAAAACTATGAGGAGGATCACAAATGAAGGATAAACTTTTAAAACTGTTACAGGCGAAAGAAGAGCGCAAAAAGGAATTGGGCAAGAAAATCAACGAGACCGAGGACGTTAAGGAATTGCGGGCGATCAATGCCGAACTGGACGACCTCAACGGAGAGATTACCGAGCTTCGCAGCATGATCGACGCAATCAAAAAAGAAGAGGGGCAGGGCGAAGAAGGCGGACAAGGACAAGAGCAGCGCTCCGCCGGTCCGATTGGCGCTCAGGAGATTTTGGCCGCTTTTGGGTTAAAGGGCGGCAAGGTTGAAGAGAAGTCGGAACCCGAAGATCCCTTCGGCACCATGGAATACCGGAAATCCTTTATGGAGTTTTGCAGAACCGGCAAATCTACTCCGGAATTCCGCAAAATGCAACCAGAGATGCGCGGCAGCGATGCGATGACCACCACTGCTGAAGTAACCGCGATGATTCCCTCGACCATCCTCCGAGAAATCATCAAAGAGGCTAAAGTTTACGGACAAATCTTTTCCCGGGTTAGGCTGATCAACATTCGCGGCGGCGTGACTGTTCCGATCTTGACGCTCAAACCTACCGCCACCAGGATCGGTGAAACGACCCCCTCCGACAAGAAGAATGTACAGGCGAATACCAGCGTAACCTTCAACTACTATGGGCTTGAATGCAAGGTTGCGACCTCTCTCTTGGCTGAAACCGTTACTCTCGAAGGATTTGAAAACCTCATCAAAGATCTTATCGGCGAGGCTATGATCAAAAAGACCGAACAGGAGATCATCAGTGGCACCGGCGATGGGCAATGCCTTGGTATCACCAAAGACACTAGGGTTCCTGCAGCTAACATAGTAACCCTGAAAGCAGATGAATTCGGGGCCTGGGATGCATGGAAAAAGAAAGTCTTTGCCAAAATGCCGCTTGCATATAAAGCTGGCGCCACTTTCCTTATGGCCTCCGGCACATGGGAAGGCTACATCGACGGCATGGTAGATGCTAACGGTCAGCCTGTTGGACGGACCAACTACGGTATTACCAACGGGCCGCAAGAGCGTTTTGGCGGGAAAGAGGTCATCCAGGTCGAGGATGACATTATCGCCCCGTATGACGACGCTTCAGTCGGTGATGTTGTGGCTATTTATTGCAATCTGAAGAACTATGCGATCAACAGCAACCTTCAGATGATGATGTTCCGCTACTTCGACCACGATACCAACGAGTGGATCGACAAGGCCATCCTCATCAACGATGGGAAACTGCTTGATCCACACGGAGTGGTAATCGTTAAGAAAGGCGCGTAAGAGATTAGGGGAGTCAAAACGGCTCCCTTTATAACCAATTAAGGAGGTCGATAACAATGTACCCATACAACTATAAAATGGGGCAGACAATCCAAACAAACGTCGAGGGAGTATCGGTCGACCGCGGATTTATTGCCCATTACCACATTCCGGGAGAAGACGCTCCGCCAGCCAGCAGCGATGGGGTATTACCTGCAACTAATTTGGGTGCTGAGGCACAAGAGATCACTGCCGGGATTAGTAATCCCGCAGTTCCCCGGAATATCCGTATTGACGGGAACGTTGATGGAATTACCGGAAAGGTGAAAATCACCGGAACTAACTTCGCCGGAAAGGTGATCACAGAAGAGATTCAAGCTAATGGCACCACAGCAAAAGATGGGAATCTGGCGTTTAGGACCGTTACAAAGATCGAACTCCCGATCCAAGATCATACCCCTGCGCAGCAAACCGAGACCATACAAGTAACCAAAGGGTGCTCTACTGCCGGTGATATTACCGTTACCATAACGGCCACTACTTTGCTTGGTGAAGAATCCGGAGCACAAGTGACAGTTACGCTGAGTGCTACAGAGCATGATACTGCGGCTAAAGTCGCGACGGCGATTGTCGAAGCCTTGAATGAAGATGACGTGATCAGCGCAGTATTTACCGCAAGTGTAACCGGAGTCGGCGAAGATACTGTCACTTTAACCGCTAATGAACCAGCCGCAAACGACTCATCTTTGGCAATCGCAGTGACGGCAGGTAGTACAGGCGTGACGTTCGGTAGCTCCACCAACGGAACTTCTGGCGTCCCCCACGACAAAATTTCCGTTGGCTGGGGCGACAAGTTGGGGTTACCGTATTTTCTCACTCACAACACAGTCTTGGCAGCGTATTTAAACAACACTTTAGAGGCCACCGCCGCAACGGTAACGGTGGATGCGAATGATCTTGAAAATAACACTATTGATCTGCACAGCGACCTCAACGGGACCGCGGTAGACATTTACCTCATCGTGTAAGTGTGGTGGTATAAATGATTCTCACAAAGCAGGAAGCTGCCGATGTTTTGGGATATGATTCCCCGGATGAAATGCCCGGCGACGTGACAAAAATACTGTTGCCGGGCATTGACGGCTTTCTTAAAAACGCGACCGGGAAAGACTGGGGCGCAGAAGAAGAAATTGATCCGGACGCAAAAATGGCTGCAGGGGTGCTTTTAAGGCGCTGGTTTGATGACCCTGGCATGGTCGGAGCAACTAAGGACGCAGGGATCTTGAACCTGATTGGGCAACTACACGCCAAGGCGCTGCAGGAAAAACAGGCGGTGGTAACATGAGCGCGCTGCGTCACAAAATCAAAATAGCGGAACCCGCTTACGGTCCTGGAGACTACGGCGATCCGGTGCTGAAACCGCCCGAAGAATGGAACACCGTGGCGACAGTCTGGGCAGCTTACAGGGATCTATCAGGCCGGGAATTCTTCGCCGCGCGGCAAACCAACGCCGAATTGACCGGGGAATTTAAGATCCGCTACCGAACAGGCATAAAATCGTCGCATAAAATCGTCTGGGGCGAGCGCGTGTTCGACCTTGACGGACCGCCGCGTGACATTGACGGGAAGAGACAATGGCTATATATCAACGTCAAGGAAGTGGTTTAAATGCTCGGACTAGAACTGCGCGGCTTGGAGGATCTAGAAAAAGCCATCGACGCAATGGAAAAAGACTTCGAGAAAGCCCTCGTCATCGCTACAAGGAAAGGTTGCCAGGTAATTCAACGCGGCGCGAAAAGGCGATGTCCAGTCAGCCCAAAAGGACAAACCGGACGTTATGCCCACGCCCCTGGGACACTAAAAAAATCCATCAAGTACAAAATCCTACGACAACGCAGCCCGGCGCAGATAACGGGACTTGTCGGACCGGCGGTTGGGCGCAAAGAGAAATACGACGGCTACTATGGATATTTCGTCGAAAAAGGACATCGGATTTCTCGCAAAGCATTAACAAAGCGGGAAAGGGAGCAATTTACAGGCTCCTTCGTCAAACCCCAACCCTTCCTTCGCCCCGCTCTTGACGAAGACGGACCGCAAGCCCAGCGGGTAATTGCCGAAACTTACAAACAGGCTCTAGCTGGACGATTGCAAGAAGGGCACCTAGCCAAATTTATTGAGGATGAATTATTCGGGGAGTGATGATATGGAGATAGAAGGCGCAATCACAACAGCATTAAAAGCCGTTTTGGATGCGAAAGTCTACCCCGGCGGCAAAGCACCAGAAAACGTCACCGCACCCTATACCGTCTTTTGGATGATCTCCGACTCTCCGGAGGCCCGTCGGCTCAAAAACCCTTACCCACGCTATCAGATCGACCACTACGGCAACACCTACAGCGAAGTTAAAGCGCGGGCAAAGCTATGCTACAATGCCCTAGCCGACAAACAAGGCATCCTCGGCGGCACCGGCGGCGTACCGGTCGAGTACATCAGTTATGAAGGCGGAGACGAACTCCCAGACCCGGCAACGGGTCTTTTTCGTGTGACTCAAGACTTTAAAATCAGATTTAAGGAGGAATAGCCATGAGAGCTATGACGACCGTCCAGAATCCCGGCGCAATCAGGATCGGCTCGGCTAAAGTTGAAGTTGGCCCGGACGACCAGAATCTAGTTGACCTCGGCACTATGGAAAACGTGGTGTTTGAGGAAAGCTGGACAGAGATCCGGCGGATCGGCGGGAATGTAGGCGAAATCAGCAGATCCATTGTCCCCTCTTCTCATGTTGCGGTTGTATCCGGGGACCTAGTGGAGATCGAACTGGAAAACCTCAACACCATTCGCGGTGGAATTGACAATTACACCAAAGAGACCGGGGTACAGGTAACCGGCGCAAAACAGACTCTCAACGCGGGGGAATGGGAATACGATAAGTTGATCAAGATTGAGCATCAAAACGGCGACGGGTCGGAAATCACGGTCAGCGAGGTCAAAGGCTCCGAAAGCGGAGTTCTAACGGTTGATACTCATTATATCATTACCCGGAACGATAAGGGCGAATGGGGAATCTTGATTTTTGAGCCGGATACGGACCCCGAAGAAGATCAAACCATCACGATCACCTATAATTATACCCCGCTTGCATCTAAAACTTTGACGAGTGGCGGAGCCACTGTAATCAGCCCCAATGTTGTCCGGTTGACCAACTACGATGCCCAAAACAGAAAATTTGAAATCACCGTCTACAAGGCATACAACTCCCAGGGCATCCGAATCAACCTGCCAAACTACAGCGACGAAAACACCGCCGTCACCCCGATCCGGCTAGAAGGAGTACGCGACGAATCCCGAAGCCTCAAAGATCAACTCTTTAAGATCGTGGACGAACAGGGGGTACTCTAATGAGCGAAGAGAGAGCCCCTTACATCTCAGAAGAAGCGGGAGTAGTGGTCTGCAACATTGACAAAGTCATCACCAAGAAAAGGCTGATCCGTATCTCAGAAAAGCCGAACTCGAAGCTTTTTAAATACCTGCCTTTTTTGCGGCGATACTACCCGCCACGAATCAGAGAAATCGACGTTTCCCGCGCACCATCCCGGGTGATCTTGGAACTCATGCAAGAAGAGCAGTTTATGAAGGAACAAACAGTACAAGAAGACGACGCCCTTTTCGCTTCGCTGATCGACAAAGCAATCAAAATCTGCCGACCATCCTTCCCGGAGATCACCAAAGAATGGATACTCGACAACTTGTCTTTCGAGGAGCTAATGGCCTTCCTCAAGTTTGCCATGAAGCCGCTCAATGACTACCTCGCCGGGATGGTAGAAGAAGCAGCAAAAAAGATCCAGGCGGTCAAGGAAATAGTAAACGAAAACGAAAACCAGAGCCGGTAGACCTTGGCCGCCTTTTCCTCTGGACATCAATCCTAACCGGCTACAGTTTAGAATACCTGCTTGACCATTGTTCGTTCGAGCAGGTATTGTTTTTCCATGAAAAAGCTCTAGAACTCGAAGAACGCAAGGCAATCCTCCAGGTCAACAAGCTCGGCGAAGCGTTTTTCGGTAAGCCTGAAAAGGGTAAGCAGGGGAAATCTCCCAGCGAACAGATGCGCGAAATATACGGACCGGGACGGGTGGTGACAAGATGAGCGTGATTGGCAGACTGGCCGTTGCCGTACTCGGTGACATATCCAATCTAAAACAATCGTTCGGCGAAGTCAAAAAAGAGGCTCGGGGTCTGAAGCAAGACCTGAAGTCCATCGACGGAGAACTCCGCGCAGTCTCTCGCTCTATGGTCATGATGGGAACGGTGATCGTCGGCAGCATGACCGCGATGGTCTTAAAATCCACTCAGGCCGCCAACGCTGCCGACAAGCTCGCCAAACAGACCGGACTTACCCGGGAACAAGTCCAGGAGTTGGGCTACGCAGCAGACCAGGAACACGCGAGTTTAGAAGAGTTGGCTAAAAGCATCAACCGTCTGTCCCGGAACATGCTGACCTCGACCCAGGGAACAAACGAAGCGCAACGGGCTTTTAAGAGCCTGGGGATTGATGTCAAGGATGCTAATGGCAACCTGCGCTCGTCGGTGGACGTCCTGCTTGATATCGCCGACCGGTTCAAAGACATGACCAACGAAACCGAAATGTCGGCGATTGCCATGCAGCTTTTAGGTCGTTCCGGCGCGGATATCGTCCCGTTTCTCCGCATGGGCGGGGATGAGATCCGCAAACTAACACAGGAGGCCCGCGATCTCGGCTATGTCATGGACGAAGAGACAGTCAAAGGATTAAAGCGGCTAGATGACCAGTTAACCGCCACCAAAGCGGGGTTCGCGGGGATAGGGAGACAAATTACGGCTGATGTTTTGCCGGGATATTTGAAACTAGCCGATGCAGCCGTAGACTTTTTTAAGTGGCTCAACCAAACGAACCCCGAGTTAAGGTCAGCGATCACGCAGATAACCGCCCTAGGCGGGGTTATGGCGCTCCTGTCCGGGAGTGTATTCCTGCTGTATCTTAATCTTAAAAAAGCAGCTGTAGCAGCAGCAGCCCTAAACATCGCATTTAAGCCTTTTCTGATCGGCGGGGCGATCCTCGCCGGACTCGGCGCCATCGGCGTGGCATTTTTGAATATCCGAGACAACGCCCGACTTGCTAAAACGGAAGTGCAGGATCTGGCCGATGCAGAACTAGACAGAGAAGAGAAACGGCTTAGGGATGAGTTGGAAAGAAAACGAGATGAACTCGCAAGGCAGATACAAAGGACGAAAAACCTCCCGGCTTGGCAAGTCCAGCGGGGAGAATTTACTTCCAGCCCTGGAGCCGGTTATGTAGCGCCAGAGAAAGCTCCAGACACATTGACCAGGGAGATCCAACTTCTCGAAGAGCGCCTTGACAAGCTCATCAAAGAACGAGAGGCAAGAGAGAAAGCAGCACAAGCAGCATCCGACCAAGCGCAGCGAGAAGCAGAGGTAGCGGATATCCTGGAAAAAATGAAAAACGAGCTTGATGCCGTTGTCCCTCTGGCGAAAATCTTTGGCACCGAGAACGAGATAGCCGCCAGGAAAGCAGCTATCTTTGAAAGTGCAATCCGCAGTCTCCGAGAAAAAGGCGTCGATCCGCATAAAACTAGCATGGGGGATTTAGTTGCGCAGTATCAGCATTTTGCTGACCTTGCGGAAGAGGACGCTAAAAAAGAACGCCTTAAAAGCCTGGTTGAGAACTATAACAAAACCGTTGATAGGATATTCAAGGCAGGTCAAGCCATCGCAACTATTAAGGGCGAGATGTTCGATCAGGAAAAAGCGCTAACCGCCCTTCTGCAAGCACAAGAACAACTGATGGAGCAGTACATCCTGGAAGGGCTAAGCGAAACATCAGAAGAATACCGTCAGCTTGCACAAGAAATCCAGAAGACCGTTGCTTGGTTAAAGGAATTCCAGCAGGCACAGAAGGACGCACAAGCAGCGCAACAGTTCATCAGAGACGACTTTCTCCGGATTAAAAAAGAATGGTATGAGGGAGTTAATACCGACCAAAGTGTCGACAAAGCAATCGCCGATGCTCTCAGCCTACCTTTCGATGAGGTCCAGGCGCAGATCGACGCGACGATTCAAGCCATCCAGAACACGGCCGCATTAAGAGATGAAGAAGGCAATCCGATATATACCGTCAATTCGCCTGGCATTCAGAATTATCTGCAATTCCTGCAATATCTCCGCTCAATACAAAAATCCGAATTTGACATCATGCTGGACAATATGGGCGACTGGTCGTTGCACATGAAAGATATAGCACAGACAACCGCAGAAAGCATGGCGGAAATGTTCTCCGACTTCTTCTTCAATCCGCTGGAATTCAGCATGACAAACTTCCTCAACCGTATCCGGCGGGCAATTGCAGACGTGCTTGGCCAAACATTTACTTCGTTCATCCTGAAGTCCATCGGCTTTTCGCCCGAAAGCCTGGGCAACATCTTCGGCGGCGGTCGGGCAACCGGCGGTCCTGTAACGGCGGGCGTGGTCTATCGAGTAAACGAACGCGAGCCGGAGTTTTTCAAGCCCCGCCAATCCGGCGAAGTTGTCCCACTCTCCAAGATGGGCATGGTCGCAGACGTAGACGTTATCATTGAAAACCAAACCGGCGTTCCAGTAAAAGTGCAGAAACAAAACGTAACCATCGAGGGGCATCGGATTGTGGCTAGACTATTAATGCAAGCAATGGAATCAAACACCGAAGGCATAACTGACATCCTCAAAGGGACGAGGTGATCACATGGCAGAGTTTCCAACCAGCATACCACTCCCGGATCTACCATTCCGCCAACAGCCGGACGATCCGGGACTTCTTTTTGAAACGGAGAATGGGCCGCCGATCAGTAGACGGCGAAAGACTAGGACATACTGGACGTTCTGGCTCAACTGGCGCAATATTCCCCTATCGAACACTAATTATGAAACCCTAGCGAACTTCTTAAATGACACGGTTGGCGGCAGTTCCGCTGAGTTTACATGGGAACACCCGGTCGATAAAACGGAGTGGACAGTTCGCTGCATAGCCCAAACCGAATGGGAATGGGGCGCGGATGGTTCGCCGGGATGGTCTGGCGGTATCACGCTCAAGGGATATAAAAACCCTGTTACTCCAGAAGGACCAGAACCCCCCGAGGAGGAGTAAAGATGCTAGACTTATCAGCTGTCGCAAAACTCGAAAAGAATAAAATATCCTCAACAGGAGTCTGGCTTGTCCTTCTAGAAATCCAGTTTCAAAGCGTGACCATCAAAATCTGCAACAACAACGAGAATATTGAGTGGCCGGCCGGCTCCGGACAAACCTGGGTGGCCTTTCCATTTGAGCTTGGAGAAGTCAACGAAAACGACAAGGGAGAGCTGCCGCAACTCACTCTCAAGGTTTCCAACGTCACGCGAACAGTACAGCAGTATATCGAGCAATACGCCGGGGGAACAGATGCGATGGTTATCCTACGCGTAGTCCACTCCGAACACCTTGACCTAACCACTCCCGAGATAGAAGAGTATTTCATGATCAAAAAAACCACCACTGACGCATATTGGGCAACTTTCACCCTCGGTCCAGACTACACCATGACGCAGCGCGTACCGCCGGATAAGTACATGAAAAACTTCTGCCCGTTTCCGTTCGGGAAAATCAAATGTGGTTATAGCGGAACCGGAGGACCATGCAATCACACACTAGCAAGCTGCCGGGAACTCGGCAACTCCGTTCGTTTTGGCGGCGAGCCCGGCATCCCAGGCGTGCCAACCTACATCTAGGAGGGCAATATGGATTATACATCCCTAATCGGCATCCCTTTCGTCGATCAAGGCCGCGATCCTAAGACTGGGTTAGACTGCTATGGTCTAGCCAAAGAGGTATTCCGCTGGCACGGGATCGACCTGCCGGAGTACTGGATCACCTGTGAAGATGCCTCCAAAATCAACCAAACCGTGGGCGAAGAGAAAGAAAGCGGGCGGTGGATTAGGCTTGATAAACCGCAGGAACCCTGCTTGATAGTCCTGCGGTTCAATCGGTTTGAGTGGAACCATGTCGGTGTGTATGTCGGCAACGGGAGATTTATCCACACAGCAAAAAGTACTGGTGTCAGGATTGAGCGCCTGGACCATCCGTATTGGCGAAACAGGATAGAGGGGTTTTATGTACCTGCGAGGTGAAACCATGATTAACCTTATCATCCTCAAAAACCCATTTTCTCCCCAAAACAGAGAAACAAAGCAGGTTGCCTACATTCCAGGCCAACCTGTTTTTTCATATATTCAGCCTGAAATGATGGGCAGCGAAGTTGTCATCTCGCGGAACGGGCAGATTGTACCGGAAGAAGAATACCATTCCCTTATCCCCGCCGAGGGCGACTATCTGGCCGTTTGCCGCGTCATCGCCGGCGAAGGCGAAGGCAAAGATATTGCCCGAGCAATTTCCGCGATTGCGATAATGATCGTATCTGCCGGAGCTGGTAGCGCGGTAGCAGGCGCGATGTACGGCGGATCATGGGGTTTCTGGTCGTATGTTGCAGCCGCAGCGGTCAATACCGTTGGTGGCTGGCTGATCAATCAAGCATTCCCAATCCAGCAAGACGAGCAGGAACAAGTCTACGACTGGAGTCAGCGCGGACCGATCACCACCGAAGGCAATGCCGTGCCGATCACCTTTGGCAAGGTCCGCATGGGCGTAATGGCGCCTATTCAGATCCTTTCCCAGCGCGTGACGACCGACGGCGAAAAGAACTATCTCCACCTGCTTATGTCCGGCGGCGAGGAAGTAGACGCTATCACCGACATCACGATCAACGACCAACCAGCCGAGAACTTCCCCGGCATTGAGATCCATAAACGTTACGGCACCAACGACCAGACCGTCATCCCTGGCTTTGACGATACCTGGGAGGAAACCACAGTTGGCGTTGAGCTAACT